CATAATAGAATTCCCTTCTCTCAAAGCCGGGAATTTTAGAAGGAAACTACTGTATGACAAAGGTATCCCACGCCTCCCCCGAAGCGCAACCTGAGCGTGCGTTAAAACAGGAAGTTCCTCTGAGTAGCTCCGGACCACAACCAGAAGATGTATCGGTTCCGCCGAGTATCCCAGGAATACAATCCTCGCCTTTGGACGAGCTGAACGCCGAGGAGCGCGCCGAGTGGGTCAAGTTCACGACCCGGCTGCCTGCGGATTGGTTTCCGCCTGAGACGTGGCCGATGCTGGCGCAACTGTGCCGCCACATTTGTCAGGCGCGCTGGTTTGGCCAGACGCTGCAGGAGGTGCGGGCCGGGCTGCTTAGTCCGACCGACGACGATCAGCTCGACCGGATCGAGCGGTTGATCCGCATGCATGACCGCGAGGGCAAGGCGATCGTGGCCCTGATGGTCAAGCTGCGCATTACCAGCCAGCAGCGCATCGCGGACGATGGCGTGGCTCGTAGGGCTCGTGCAGAGGCCTCTCAGCAGCCAGAGGAGCCGCCGTGGGCGACCAGCGGCCGAACCATCGGGCTGGCGCAATGAGTTGGATGGACGACGAGGACCGGCGGATTCTGGAGGAGCTTCGGGCTGCGGAGCGCCGGGCTGATTACACCTATGCGGGCGTGCTGATCGCCGGTCTCGTGGTGGTGATCATTGTCACGGTGTTGGCGCTGGCATGAGTGTGCTGGAAGAGACGCGCCCCTTGGACCGCAGCATCCCGGCCGATCGCGCCGAGGACAACATCAGGTGGTGCGAGAAGTATCTATTCTTACCCGAGGGTAAGTTTGTCGGTCAGAAGCTGGTGATGGCCGAGTTCATGAAGCGCGACTTCCGCGCCATCTACGGCAATCCGGCTGGCACCCGGCGGGCGATCATTTCCAGAGGCCGCAAGAACGCCAAGAGTGTCGAGTGCGCGGCGATCGTGCTGCTGCACCTCTGTGGCCCGGAGTATCGGCCGAACGGCAGCATCTATTCGTGCGCGCAGTCCCGCGATCAGGCCGCGATCATCTTCGACCGCGCATCGAAGATGGTGAAGCTGAGCCCGGTGCTGTGCCGCGTGGTAAAGATCCGTGAGAGCGCCAAGGAGTTGCGCTGCCCCGGTGTCGGCACGGTGTACAAGGCGCTCAGCTCCGAGACCACGACGGCCTTCGGCCTATCGCCTGTGCTGACGATCCACGACGAGCTGGGTCAGGTGAAGGGACCGCGCTTTCCGCTTTATGAGGCGATGGAGACCGCAACCGCAGCCCAGGATCAGCCGCTCACCGTGATCATCTCGACGCAGGCTCCTGCCGATTCCGATTTGCTATCGATGCTGATCGATGACGCCAAGGGTGGGGCAGATCCGCGTACCGTGTTGCGGTTCGACACTGCGCCGATGGATGACGACCCGTTCAAAGTCGCGACGATCGCGAAGGCCAATCCGGCGCTGAACATTTTCATGAACCGCGACGAAGTCCTCTCCATGGCCGAGGACGTGCGCCGTCTCCCCGCGCGCGAGGCTGAATTCAGAAACCTTGTGCTGAACCAGCGCGTCGAGGCGTCGAACCCGTTCGTGTCGCCAACGGTCTGGAAGGCCAACGGCGACAAGCCGTTGCCGTTTGCATCGACCACACCGCTCTATGCCGGGCTCGATCTGTCATCTGTCGCGGACCTCACCGCACTGGTGTTGATCGGTCAACCCGACAACAAGAAGTGGCATGTCCATCCGACGTTCTGGCTGCCGAAAGAAGGCCTCGTCGAGAAAAGCCGCAACGATCGCGTGCCCTACGATATGTGGCAGCAGCAGGGTTTCCTCGAAACGACCGAGGGCAACTCGATCAAGTATGAGCAGGTTGCCAAGATCCTGCGCGATATGTTCACTCGCTACAATATCCGCAAGCTGGCGTTCGATCGCTGGAATATGGCGCACCTTAAGCCGTGGCTAGAGCGAGCTGGTTTCTCGGTGCACATGATCGAGGACCGCTTCGTTGAGTTTGGCCAGGGCACCGCCAGCATGTCGCCCGCGCTGCGCTCACTGGAGGAGTTGCTGCGCGACAAGAAGATCGCCCACGGCAATCATCCAGTGCTGACGATGTGCGCCGCGTGCGCCGTCGTGGAAGGCAAAGACGATTCCAACCGCAAGCTCAGCAAGAACAAAAGCTCGGGCCGCATCGACGGGCTTGTGGCCTTAGCGATGGCAGTCGGCGTGGCGCAACAAATGCGGCCGGTCGATGTCGCGACGCTGATCGGGTAAGACCGGGCGGATTGTGCCGGGCTCATATAACGAAGTTGAATTGGGGCCGTTACTTCTGCAGCCGCTGCCGCAACTGGTCGGTGTCGATCCGGTAGTCCCAGTAGTCGAGCAGCGCCTGATGGTTCAGCTCGATGAAGCGCTGAACCTGACGCAGTAATTCCGGCGCGATGTCTCCGGCGACAAGTATACCGTCGAGCGCGACAGTCGCGGTCACGCTACGCGGGTCGAGGCTGTCCGGCGGGTCGATCGCGACCTTAACGCGCGGACCGTGACGAGCATTACCGCGCGGCGATATAAACAGCGTGTGATCGACGCCGGTCACGTTCTTCCGGTATGAGACCATTTCTTCCAGCTCTAAGTCATCGATGACGGACATGGTCAATCACTCCAGCCCAAAAGTTTTTGTGGCATCAAATCGAGCGTGTGACACAGCGCACTAATCTCGTGCGGAAACATCACGCCGCGTCCAACCAACCAACCGTCGATCTGTTCGCGCGCGATTCCGGTCAACCGCGCCAGCTCGTCGGCATCGATATCAGCCGCGTCCATTGCACGTCGTAGTCGCTGCCCGATCTCTCGCTGTAATTCACTGACGTGCATCCACCCTTATACCGCGCCAGCTAACAAAAAGCCAGCAACGGGAGGCTGCCATGGAGGACTGCAAAAGCATGTCGTCCGCCCAGCTCGTCGAGGAGTTGCAGCGTATCGCGCACTTTCCACACCGCTATGACAACCGCGTCGAACGCAAAGCTAGCATTGCCAACGAACTGGCAGCGCGGGTGCAGTCACCAACGCTGCCGACATCAATCATCGTTCTCGAAAAGTGAATAGGGAGACCGTCATGCCGCTTCAAATTATCGATGGCCCGGCCTTTCAAGCGGGTGAATCGCTGTCGTCCGGGATTGATATTTCCGGCGGCAACATCGTTCGCATTACCACGCCCGGCGGCTGGACCCCGGCGAACATGACCTTTCAGATTTCGACGGACGGTGCGAGCGGATACAACGATCTTTATGATGCCGAAGGCAACGAGATCACGATCGTGATGCGGGGCGATAATTCCGCGATCATGATCAAAGACCCGTGGAGCCGTTACATCAATTTCATCAAGTTCAGATCCGGCACCGCCAAGCACCCGGTGCCGCAGGAAGCCGGACGCCTGTTTGCCGTCGCGGTCGAGATCATCGATCCGGTTACGGGCGCGCAAGCCGCGCGACGGTAGAATGAACGCGCAGCTCAACGTCAGGCAACGTTACCGGATTGAGAAATCACGGGCGCTGCGGCTGCTGGCGAAGGACGCACATTCGGATTTCATGGACGAATGCGTCCCCAGCCTGATGGCTGGTGGCAAGGACCAGCTCGTTGCGGTCGCGGCCTGTTTAAATATGTGGCGTCAGGCCTGGGAGGAGACCCATCCGGACGGCGCGGACGATCCCGGCCCCGATCGGCCGCAGAAACAACTGTTGGCGGCGCGCTCGCACCTCGCGCGCGAATGGGACGAGAGCGAGCATCCGCGTGACGAGGATGGCAAGTGGACCGATGGCGGTGGCGGTAGCGGAGACGAGGCGAAAGCGCCGAAGTCAAAACCGATCAAGGGCCTACCCAAAGATATCAAGATCAAGGATAGCAATCTGCAGCAAGCTATGGAGCGTGGCGGCTGGACTGTAGAAGCAACGAAAAAAGAGCCCGGTAAGTATCAGAGCGGCGCGCAGCGCTACGAGCTGACGGTCAAAGCCGACATCCCGAAGGGGATCGATGAGTTTAACCGTCGCGCTGGCACGGACCGCAAGGGTTATTACGATCCCAAGCTGGCGGATTTGGTAACGACGGACAAGGGCGTCGAATACATCGAAGCAACGCACGCAAAGCTGAAGGAAGGATTCTCAGAAGAGATCGAGCCGCTGCCTGAGAAGGACATCATCTATCGCGGCATGCGCGCGGAGGAGTACGAGAAATACCTTAAGACCGGCGAGATCGTTTCGCTCGGCCTATCCAACATCGGCGACGAGCAGAAGGGCCTAACCTACTGGGCGACCGATCCAGCAACGGCTGTATCTTACGCCAACAGCTTCGCGCCATGGCCGCATAAGCCGACATTCGAGAAACCCGCCTACGTGGTCGCGACCCGGATGCCGAAGGAAACCCGGCACGTCGAGGGTGTCGGCGAGAACGAAGTCGGTGTAGCTCGCGCTATTACTAAGGACGAGGTTGTCGGGGTCTGGCGTGGCGATGTTTACGCACATACCCCTGGTAAGATGGATCTGCTTCCAGAAAGCTATTCGCTGGATGAGACCGAGTATAAGATCGGCAGCTCCTCATCGCCATCATCATCTGTCGCGTGGCAACGTACCGATGAGCCCAGCAGCACAAGGAAGGCATGGGCGCTGGCCGCACGCGGGCACCTCGCGCGCGCCTGGGACGAGAGCGAGCATCCGCGCGTCCCGGCAGGCTCTGGCGATGACAGCGGCCAGTTCGCGCCGAGTGGCGGCAGTTCGTCATCGAAGCCCGGCAAGGGCAAAGGCAAGGTCAAGAAGGAAGACTTCGACAAGGCCAAGATCACGATTGCTGGCGACAAGGATCGTCAGGATAAGGTGATCGCAAAGTGGAATGAAACGATCGGCGAAGACCCGGCGGCCTTCAAGCACAAGTTCATGGGCGGCCTAAACGGCGACATGAGTATTCAGGCTTACGGCGTCACCGGCTCATTCCGCCTTAGTGGCAACATTCAAAATGATCAGGGCGACGGCGTCGGCACCTACAACCGCGATATTGATGTCGACAACAAAAGCGCCTACAGCGCCTACTTCCAGCTCAATCGTGACGCGCGCAATGCCGATATTGGCAAGAAGATGCTGGCTGGTAATGTCGCGACCTATCGCGAACTCGGTCTTGAGAAGGTTACCGTGCACGCCAACATCGATGTCGGCGGCTATGCATGGGCCAAATACGGCTATGTGCCGACACAAGAGTCGTGGAATGATTTGCGCGCCAAACTGGAGCGCAAGCTCGGCGGCGGCTCCTCTTCCTCATCGAGCGGCAACACCACCGAGGCCGACGACTGGAGCATGCTTTCGAGCGACCGGCAGGACGATGTCCGCGATACGTGGATGCGCGACAGCTATGAAGAATTCTTACAGAGTGAGCAAGATAACTGGCGCGAGAACGGTGGGGCATTGGATGACGCCAAATACCAACTGGCGTATGCGTACGAGTCCGACAAAGATAGCGGCATCCCGGAATGGGCGATCGAGGCTTTTGACTCTGCGCGTAAAGACCGCGAGGAGACCGATCATCCTCCGATCCCGTACAGCAACAAGCAGCTCTATGCGGCGATCTCGGTGGACTACGAGACTGACGGCGAGGGCCGAGGCGATCCGAAAATCGAATTCGACGACGACAAGCTGAAGGAGCCGGTCGGCTTCGACGCCGCACAGGGCACACTGCCCGGCATCGAGCCGCTTGATCCAGCCACGTTTCTGACCGACGACATGCGCGACGAGTTGACCACCGATCTGATCAACGCCTTCAACGACAAGGCCGAAAGCGACGCCGACGACATTGATCCGCCGGACTATCTGGGCGAGAGCGTCAGCGAATATCAGGACGAATACT